ACTTGTTTTGTTAAAAAAGTATTTATAAACTCTATAAACACTATTCTATCTATACTATTTATAGTTTATTTGAATCCTAAACCTTTTAATTCTCTTATAACTTGACTCGCATTTTGAAATCTAATACCTATACCACCCTTCGTTGTAAACTCTTTTGTATTTCTACCATAGTCATCTATTAGTATAGATGGTTTACCACCCACCTTTGCATATAATTGTTTTTCACTTCTTTGAACTAGATTAACTCTACCTCTAGATATGCGTAAGTTTTTTTGAATCCAAGAACTCTTACCTGGTTTACAATTTGGGTCTTCTTGTGAAGCAGCAGATAATATATGTGGGTCATACTTTTCTATAAACCGCCATAAGTTTTTGCCGTCATTTAACCATGGCATATTATACCAAAACTTAGGTTTGGCAATTACAGGATCCCATCTTTCGTTTTTAGGAATTTGCATCCACTTATTAAGTGTAATGCCCAAAGTATTTTTGATGTTTTTCTCGAAATCACAAAGAACGCCATCCATATCACAATAGATTCTAGTATAGTTAGACATTATTTGTCAAATTCCGCCTCGGGTTTAGTATCTATTTTTGATGGTTTTGTTCCTACCATTGTTTTCTTTTTCTCTTGTTCTTTTTTCATCTTATCTTTTAGATGTTTATATGCAATGCCTACTGTCAAAGGTACTTCACCTGTTTCAGGATTAGGTTCAGGTGCCAACTTTGCGTTCTTTTCGTTTTCTAACTGTTGTTTTGCCAACGCAAGTTGCCCCTTTAAATCTGTAATCTGTGCCATCAACTTGTCTGAGTCTTTTTCTTTTGCAAGTTTAGTTTTTAGTTGTGCTACTTTATTTTTGCCAGTAGGGGTCATATCTTCAGGCATGTACTCTTCTCTTGCATTATCTATTACTGATAAGTCTTTAGGGTCTACACCGCCTAAGAATGTATCTCTTCCTTTAAAGTAATTACCAGGTCTTTTTACTATTGATTTGTATGTAAATAAATCAACATTTGTTGTTTTAACTGTAATCTGACTAGGAGAAGCATTAAAATGTGCTTTTGCATAATCTCTTGCTCTAAGTTTATCAGGTTGTGTCCCTAAAGCAACTATTTTTGCTTTTGATTGTGGAGTTTTTCTGTATACTGCAATATATTGGTTTCTACCTTGTTCATTAAGACTTTCACCAAATACAGCACTCATTCTATTTTTACTAATTAAATTTTCTATATCTTTACCAGAAATATAATCTGGTAATGCTTTTTCAAGTGCATCTCTTGGACTACCACCCTTCATTGCGATTTTCATAAACTTATCTGCGAATGGTTTAAACTGTTTGTCCTTCTTCATATCGTCTGCAAACTTTCTAATAAAGGTTAAATTAACCTCATCAATCTGTTCTTCTTTCATTTCTTTTTTCTTGATTGCTTTTTGCAATCCAGGTGGTAGTTTCTTTTGAGCACTTGTTAACTCATCTACCTTTGCCTCATTTTTAGCGGCGTGCATTTTATCTATCTTATTAAAAAATGCCTTCTTCTCATCAGGTGTCATTTGAGGTATAGACTTACCTGATTTTTTTAATTCTTTCTTAAATAATGCCTGATAGTCTTCATCAGTTTTTTTGATGACCTCTTCTAAACTACCTGGTTTTATACCTAAATATCTCATTTTTTACTCCTTACTTTAGCAGCGAGGTCTTTATCTGCCCCACCCCAAGTTCCTGATGATTTTGTTATAAAGGAATTTACTCTTGCAAATGCCCATTGATGTTGTGAAGCGCCTGGTCTGTGACCACCTTTCCACGCTGCCATTCCTCTATCAAAAACTTTCTTTAATATTCCATATGGCATTCCTGATTTTTCTGCTTTCTTTTGTAGACCTGCAATTTTCTCTACTAATTTTTTAGCACCAGGGTGTTCTAAATTTTCTTTAAATTGATATTGTAAACTTTTTGGTGAGATAGAAACTAATTTACTTTTTTCTGGTTGAGTCATATCTCTCATATGCATTTGTATCACACGCAAAACATCAGATTTTGATACTCTAAAGTTTTTTAGTATAACATCAGGACTTATTTTTTGTGTGCCTTTATAATTTGGATTGTCTACTAATTCTAAATCTGGATTAATTTTTATTGCTGGTATTCCTAAATCAGCAAGATGAAATGCTAACATGGCGGCGCCTAAACTGTGTAACATTAAACCATCACTTCTACCTTGAAATGTTCTACCTGCTAAATTGTATTGTAAAACACTTCTAGGGTCTACACTGTGTAGTACTCTAGCATGTTTACCATACGCCTTTTTTGCTTCAGGATTACCACTCTTTACTATACCTTTTGAACTAGGGTCAATATAATAGAAATCATCTAGTAATGAATCATCAAACAATTCTTGTACACACATTCTTTCTAACTGTTGTACAGTTGGTTTTCGACTAATTAAAGCAACAAATTTTGGACCTATTTTAAGTATGTCATCTACTCTATCAGTTATCAGTCCACCCTTCATAGTGCCTTCACCAAGTTCTAGTGTTTCTTCTCTTAGTTGTTTATTTAAACTTTTGTCATAGTCTTTAGGAATTGTTCCTTTTTGTGTTGCATTACCCATACTTGATTTACCAATAACAGAACCTAGAAATTGATTCACAACATTTTTCGGACCCATTACTCTAACTACAGGTCCTACTGAACCATTTCTTAATCCTAACTTATTTGCAAGTCTTTTTATTGTTAATGCAATTTGAACTTGATGTTGAGAACCAACTTTATCTTTTACATGTATATCTGCAACCTCTTCATTAATTTCAACTTCTTCTTTTGCGACAACTCTTAACTTACCTGCTATATACAATGGGTCATTCTTTAATATTTGTTGTGCATCATCAACATCATTTACATGAACATACAAGTGTGTAACTTTGTCTTTTGTTCTTGTGATTGTTTTAACTCCAATTTTCTTTGCCTTTAATCTTTTTGTAACATCTGCAAGACTACTTTCATCAAGTTCAACTTCTTCTTGTGTTCTTTTTAATACCTTTTGCACATCTGGATGGTTAGATAATCCTTTTGCTATCTTTTCTATTGCCCTCACAGCACCGGTCATATTACCACCTTTGTATCTTTTATCGTTTGCAATACCATATGCCATTTTTATTTGTTGTGATGAAAATTCCTTTAGTTCAACTTCTTCTCTTAGTTTATTAATTTGGGCACCACTCATACCAAATTTTTGAATTAATCTAGTTGCTGCTAACTGTGTTATAAAAGGAATATCTGCTTTGAATAGAGTAATTAATTCATCTTTATTGGTAAACTTATTCATAATCGCTGATAACTGATTACTATTATCAACTGATATTTTTTTACCTCTTAATGGTTCAAAAGTCTTTTTTAGGTCTGTCATTAGACGAGAAGGTATCCCTTCATCTAAAACTTCTTCACCCATTATTTTCTTAACAAGTTTTTTATCTAACTTCAAACCCTTTGCAATATCATCTATAGTAGGATCACTCTCTACTATATCTTTCTCACCTTTTTTAGGGTCTTTGTAAGCGTCATGTTTCTTTTTATTAATTTCTTTAGGTGGATATGATGTAGTAGCATCTTCTATAAGACCTCTAACTTCCCCTAAAGCATCTCTCATTGATTTTCTATATCTAATCATTAGTTGTCCACCTTTGCTCCTGCTCTCCATTGGTAACAAGACCAATATCGTGCTTTTGTTTTGGGACCTGGGTTGTCGCAGTTATGTCTTGCACGAAAACTTCTGCGTCTTGCAGGGTCATCCCTTTTAATACTTAAACCTGTTGTGTCGCCAAATGAAACTTTGATAATATTGCCTTTTTCATTTTTTACATACACATAAAACTTTTTAGAACCACCCCTAATAGGGTCGTTAAGTGTTACTTTTTTACCTTGGTATTCTGCTTCTTGAAGACCTTCTTCTTCATGCTCAAATATGCACTCTTCACATCTTTCGTCTATATTTTCATACTCTTTAAAGTTCTTCATTTAACTTATCCAACATTTTTTGTTTAACTTCTTCAAGTTTTTCTTTCCAACTCTCATTATATCTACCCTTATATTTATCTATTGTATGGTCTTCACTTGCCCATTTTTCAATATCTTCAGCAGTCACTCTATTTTCGGGTGTTCTTTTCTTAGAATCCATAGGTTTTTTGTCTGCTTTTTCACCAGGTGTTACTTCTTTTGTGTGATTTGCGTAGTCTTCACCTTCTTCATAGGACTCAGGTACATAACCCTCTATTCTTTTTGCATCATCTATAGACATACTTTCTGGTACACAATTAGGTACTTGTTTGCCACCTTTATTTTTCATGCCGACTGCTTTATATCCATCCCAACATGCTTCATCCATTGTGTTTTCACCATACATCTGTTTATATTTTTTAGTAAATGTACTAGGTTTTGTTTTTGTATCTTTATCTCCAGGTGCTGCTTTATAATCATCATCATCATCTGATTTACTGTATGGTTTTCTTGACTTAAAAAACTTCGCTCTTTTATCTTTAGTGCCTTTCTTTAAATCTTTGTAATACTTTTTAGGTTGTGTTCCTTTTATTTTTTTAACATCTTTATCTTGTGGTTGTGCATCTAAATCTTCGTTCATTATTTTTTCTCCGACAGGCGTAAAACCATAATCTATATTTAAGTTATGTTCTCTTACCTCAACCTCTCTATTAGGAGGTACAGGTATACAATCCCATATCCACGCCTTGTGTAAATTGTTATTTAAATCTTCTAGAACAATATAATTTGTACTTCGTCTTATAACTTTTCCTTGTATATTTTCTGAAACATTTTCTACAATATCACCTAGATTAAACATCATTTCTCTAATATACATATCTCTTATTTGTTTCTTTTCAAATTGTTCTAGACTTGCAATTGGTCTATAATTCATATGTCCCATACCTGTAGTATATGAGGCGGCGAGGTTCATACCTTTTCGCACATCTCTAAATAATTTATCTACACCTCTGAAATTGGGTAATCCTTTTTCAAAAGATTTTAAATCATTGTTCTGTGCTGCTGCTCTCATTTTACTCGCACTCATACCAGAGGCACCTTCTGCATCTGGATCTCTTTCACCTGCTGATATTACATCTATACTATCAAAATTATAATAACCATGTCTACTCTTAACATCATTGTAGGTTGTTAGCATTTTTTTAAATTCTGCAACTCTGTCACTACCTACTACCATAATTAAGTTTGAAAATCCTTCTTTATATAAATCTGTGACAATATCTATGACAACATTTGTTCTCGGTATGAATATATTTCTTGCATATCTAGGAAATATCTTTCTCATATAATCTAGTTTTTGTCTAGGATTTAAAGGATTCTTTTTTGGGTCGTTACTCTTACTAATGTACACTCTCATGTCATTAGCAGAAACTCTTTTTAATCTATCAATAAGTTTTTCATGTCCTATTGTAGGAGGATTAAATCTACCAAATGTAAATACTATAGTTTTACCTTTTGCCTCACTTATTCCTCTTATCTCTGCATCAGTAATTTTACCATCTTCTAATGCTTTCGTTAACTTACCATGTAATTTGCTGTAATGATATTTTTCTAACATTTTATAAATCACATTTTTTGGTAGTTTATGTTTTTTACC